ATGGTGGTCGCCATATTCGTGACGAGCTTGGTGCATTGCTGCGTAGACTTCTCGCGGATCCGCCCATTTTCTATAGCCCCACACGAGTTGTTCGGCCTCGGCCTCGGTCAGGAGTTTCCGGCAAATAATCCGACCTATGTCATGTCGAACAATCGTAATCAGCGATGCGATGGAAACTGACGAAAGCTGGGAACAGGCAGCGCGGAAATCGTCTTCGTTATTCACGCCATTGAGCTCTAATGCATAGCGCCGTCCAACCACGGAGAAATGATCGATCGCGAATGGCGGCACAGCCTGCCCCGGTTCCAGCCTTTGAACGGTGACCATGATCTTTCAGCCTGCTGACATCAGCGCCCCGCTAGCAATATCGCCAGTGTCCAGAAGGTCAAGCCCAGCCCGAGCAGGTTAATCCTCGGTGCCTTAAAATCTCCCGCCACCAGCAAAAAACAAACAAAGGCCAGCAGCATCAAGACAAAGTGAACGGTTATCATCGTTGCTCCTTACACCCAGAGAAATTCGCATCGGACATACTTGGCCTTCGTCGGATGGCGGTTCAGCGCCAGCACGTACTCCATGACTTCCGTGCTGCGCTGGTCGAACTTCGACAAGCCATCGGAGCGAAACAGGTCGCCCTGGTGGTCGCGGACGGAGTACACCCAGGAGCGCTCAAACTGCGGGTCAAGTGCATCCGGAGTCAATCCAGCCGTGACGCGCCAAACCGCTTTTGGTTTGTCATCCGCCAAATGATCTTCTTCCTGCTTCCAGCGCTCGATGACGCCGGCGCCCATGACCTGCTCGAAGGGTCCACCCGGCCCGTAAAAGGCAAAGTTCTCGGCCGCTTCCTGGTTCCGTATGTGCCGTTGCGACCGGTTCAGCATTCCGCGTGTCTTGTAGTGCATGTCATCCCGCTCCACTCAGCACAGCCCGCTCAACCGCCGTGAGATCCCACGCCGCCAGCACCAACCACAGGTCGCCGCCATAGCGACGAAGCAACATCGGATCTACCGGCGCATGCTCCCAATCCGCTTCCCAGAGGATGTAATAGTTCGACAGGTTGGACTTCGGGCGAATGTGCAGCGGCACCAACGGCACCCGCGCCTTCGCGCTAGTAGACGCCCATTCCATCCCCGTCCACGGCACAACGATCGTCCGCCTGGAGTTGCCGCGCGGCCAGGATTCCATCTGGAAGCTCAGGCGATCCCGGTCCTTCCGCAGAAAGGCCCACTGGGCATCGGCGCGGATGATGGCCAGTTTCGGCCGGCCCTGGTCGTCGAGGCCTGCCTGCCGGATCGACTCGAACGCCATGATGACTTTCTTACCGCCAGCGATCTGGCGGTAGACGCTCTCAATCTTCAGATCCTGGGCGGTAGCCTGGTCGCGATGCTCCCGGTACAGGCGGTACAGTTTCTGCGCCTGGGCGCGATCGACTTCAATCCGTGCGGTGTTCATTCCTGCTTCCCACGGAACTGCTCGGCCTTCGGGCAGGTGGCCCAATGCGTCTCGCCATTCAGGTCATAGGGCGATCGCCTGCCGCTGGCGTGCCGTACCCACAGAATGTCCGCCCCGCAGCCCCGGCACCGGGCCGGATCTCCCACGTTCGATAGCAGAACGTTCATTCGCCGAACTGCCTGCTTGAGTTCGGCTTGGCAGTCAATTGCCGGAATCGACATGGTGATACTCCCGCAGAAAAGCGTTGGCTTCGCCTTCGGTGTAAGGCTCCACCAGCCGGTCATCGTCCTCTTCGCTTACACAGGCGCTGCACAGGTCCACCTCCACCCAATGGCAAGGCCCCTCGGACGTCATACAGGCCATTTCCTCCGTGCAACCGCAGACCCGGCAGGTCATTTGTCTGCATCCAATCCGGCACAGAGTTCGTCGTACCGATCCTTAAGAATCTCCCGGCTGGACTCATACCCGTTGCGCTTCAGGTAGGCCAGAAACGCATCTTTGTCGTTGTTGAATGCCTTCATCCCCAAGGCGTAGAGCCGCTTCGCCTGCGGCTCGGAAATGAAGTTCTCGGCATTCTCGCCCTTCGCCTGGGGCGGGGTATGCCCGGCGTTCGGGTTCTGCTTGCCTTCGGTCATGTTCTCGGAGGCCGTACCGGCGAAGCCGCCCAACTTCGCGATCCAGCGGAACTTCGACTCCAGGACGTTCGCCTGGGCGCGCGTCTGTGCCATCGAGCGCAACTGGAACAGCGGCGTCGGCACATCACCAACCTTCGTTCGCTTGCCGCCGCCCTCCGGCGTCTCGTACTTGGGACGCATGCCCCAGTTGTCTTCGTCCGAAAGGCACATCGATTCGGCGCGTCCAATCTCGCGGCCGTTCGAGACGAGCATCGCGACCGCCGTGGCTTCGTAGCCGTGTACGCCGTTGCCTAGATCCACGTAGCGAGTCTCTAGAACGCTGGTGACGACACCAAACATGGCGGCCACCATCTGCCAGCCTTCGATTCTCAGGTGCTTCGACTGGCCAATTTGTTTGTAGAGTTCCTTCTCGTGGGCGAACTTCGCCAGCGCGTCGGCCGCGGCCTGCGCCTCAATCAATACCTGACTGGGTGAACGGTGCATCCGCAAGTCAACGACGAGTTCGCCGGCGTCCTGCACAATGATCGGTTCGGTGCTCATAATCCTGTTCCTCTGCCTGTGTACGCTTTGCTTCCTGTCTCTTCTACTTCCACACCAGCGACCGACAGGTGGCCCCGCGATGCCCGCGCCAGCCCGCTCAGTACCGCGTTCACTGCCCGCAGGACGGCAGGATCGTGAAACACCCCTCTGAGGTCCTGGCGGTCGAGTGCGGCCTTGAAGAATTCCAGCGGGTGCGTGCAGATCGCGTTCCACGACTTGCGCGTCACCGATCCTTGCACCGGCACGAAGGTCTTAACCGGCGGCGGCGCAAACACCGGCATCGACTTCATCTCGGCCAGTGCGCTGACTACCGCCTGCGGCGAAGCTCCCGCGGCTTCCATTTCCTCCAGCCGCTTCTCGTCCTGCTCCATCTTGAGGCGGTTGGCTTCTTCCCGCGCCTGGCGGGCCTGCTCCTCCGCGATCCGCTTCTGCTCGCGCTCGTATTCCACCTGTTTGCGGCTGAGAATGTCCCGCGCCGCCAGGAGCGGCCGCGTCAGTGAATTGCGGCTTTCGAGTAATGCTTTGTGCGCTTCGTCCGCCTTTTTGATGGGATCGGCGTAATGTTCGGTGAGGGCTTTCACGCTGAGATTGAGCCGGATCGCGAGGCCGGCTGCGTCTTCGTAGGAAGCCTGGTCGGTGATGACACAGGCGTTGGCCTGCGCAACGCGATGGTTGGCTTCTGCGACAAGCTGTGTAGGCTGAGTAATTTCAGTTACGGGTGCTGCCATCGCGCACCTCCAGTGGCTTCAGATAGTCGGCTGGTTCCGCATCAGTATTCGCTTCCAGGAGATCCAGCGCCTGCTTCAGAAGCGTGCGAAGCTGCCTCTTTCCCCAGAACGTGACCGCCGCGGAGTCATCGTCGCCTGGTTGGTGCAGGAATGGCCCTTTGTATTCGACGCCATTCACTGTCATCGGCAATTCCAGATAGAAGCGCACCCCGGTAAACTCCCCGTCTTCGGTCTTCTTCGTCACGAGCTCCACGCGGTTGGTCATCTCTTCCGCATATACGTTGACTCTCATCGGTATTCCTCCGAATGTGCTTCGCGCTCGCGAAAGACGCGCAAAGCCGCTAGAAAAGTGTTGAAGTCCTCGTGCCAGTCACTGACACGAAAATCCTGCCAAGAGTAGGAGCCGTCCGGATGGAGCTCTACCGCCGTCCGGCGAATCGTCATCGGATCATCCAGGAATGCGGCATAGGCTGCCGTCTGAATGCGCGTCCACCACGGAGCGTTGTTGGTCTTCAGATCAACCAGCCGTCGCTGTTGGCTGTGGTAGCGATCCTTCGTTCCGGCATAACGAAACTGCCGGTGGTAATCCCGCTGCTCAATGAAGTCTGGATCGAACTTCTGATGCTCCCGCCAATTGCGCCACGCTTCGATGTAGCCGTACCAGTCGTGCCAAGGGTCAATTGAGAGCTCGCCGCGGTCGTCCAGCGCCGTCGCTTCATGCACCCAGGAACCACGGTCGAGAGCCATCTCGCGTGTACGCGGCGGAAGGTAGCTGTAGTCGATGATGCGAACGCCCTCCAGAATCTGGGTGACACTCGGCAACACCTCGCGACCTATACGGTAGACATGCGACTCCTTCTCGAAGTCCAGGTGCTGATCGAAGAGTGTCGGAGCCGATGCCATTTCAGTTGGTGAACTGCATGTCCTTGGCTTGTTCTTCGGGTGTCTGGTTTACGAGGTGAACCTCTTCGATATGGCCCCGCAGTAAGCATGTGAAGAAACACAGGGAGCAGGCGGCCAGCAGATTGGGGTTCTTAGCGAACTCCTGATGGATAGATCGCGGATACCAGGCGTTCCTACCACAACCCTTGCAGGGATGCGCAAAAGAGGGGAACCGGCTCGACGGCCGGCAGGTGCCAACAACGGCCTTTTTCTCGGGCGTGTCCATGCTGTTCTCCTTTCTGGACCGGATAAACACACTTCGGGCGGCCAATGTTCGGACGGGAAAGAGTGGGACGGAACTACTTCAGTGGCTTGCGGGATTTATCTGGCCCTAGCGGATGCTTTTTCATGTAATCACGCATCGCCGTGAGCATGATTTCCTGCTGGGTGTGCGTATGGTCGGCGTCAGGGCTGTTGTTGAGCTGCGCCTTATATTTCTTCAAATATTCTTTTATGTCTTCGGGCACTTTCCGGAGGATCATCTGGTTCGACTTTGCCACTTTCGGGAGCCTCCTCTGGAATGTCCGTTCGTAAGCCAGTGCCTGCATATCGTTAAGCCTGCACAAAGATATTCGAGTAGATAGCAGAAATCAATACACTGCCATCATTAATGACAGCAGAATGCTGGTCAATTTGATATCATAATTTGCAATCAATTTGAAGTGGGATTACGACCTATTTCAAGAATTTGGCAGCGCTCGTGCGTTGGTGGTTTGCAGTGCAAAACTTTTTTTTTAGGCTGGGTGCTTTTCAGTTCTCATGTAGTCTGTCAGCTCCCGGCTCGCCCGCACGGTATCTAGCCCGCATTCTCTGCGGATGGCGGCGACGTTTTCGCGCACCGCCGTAGGGATATCCGCAACAATCGCGCCCACAGCGTATACCTGGCCTTGGTAAAATCCTGACCGGCATACTACGCCCCCGATCACCACAGCATCTCGGTTAGCCGGCTGTTGGGCGAGTTCTCCAGCGCCCAGGCACATAGGGCACACGATTGTGCGTAAGACACTTTCGCTGGTCCGGTCTTCCATCGGGGCAGCGCCGAAGATAACTTTTGCGCCTCGGCATAAACTACAGATTTGTTTCGACATTGCTCCTCCACGGCCACTACCTAATAAATTATTTCTTACTGCCCGTGGACCTGAAAGGAACCACCGTGTCATTTCAAGAATTTCAAGCATCTGCCAGAAAAATCAATAACGACTGGCACTATGACTTTGCCGATCCACCCTATCCGCCAATCATCACCGACCTGGGGGAGGGTGAGTACGAAACGATTGACGGCACCTACGCCGGAACCAACCGCACCTTCGTTGAATGGGTGCTCTATGGCTACCTGTGCGGTGTCCTGAAGCTCGAGGACCGCGAAAGGGAAGGCGACGTCTAGTGCATTAAAGGTTACTGGGGTGTAGGCACGCCCGTAAGCGCTGTCCGCGTGTAGCTGGTGTCTACGCGGGCCAGCGCCCCCAGGATCACGCCAGTAACGATATTGGCGGTAGCGACCGAATACTTCACCGGCTTCTTCCACTTCTTGCTGGTAGCTCGCTCCAGCACAACGACGCTCACGACCAGGCCGCCTTGGATCGCCACAGTGCCGCTGCCCTGCGTCGGACGGATGGCGTGCTGGATGACGATCTTCCCGGTGGCGCCCGCAACCAGCACAACTTGGCTGAAATCCAAAAACTTGTCCTCGAACCCCGGCACCTTCGGTGCTGGTGCCGGTGCCACATTCTGCGTCAGCACGAATACGGTGATGAGGAAGGAGATCACGTCACACTTTAGTTCTTGCCCGGCTTCACAGCCGCCCAAACCTTTTGAAGCGCGGACTGCCGGTCCTGCTTCCGCGCCTGCTGCTTCTTCTGGAAGGCTTCGAGAGCATCCCCCTGGAGCGTCTCGGGAGGCAGTTCGTAGCCGTTCTGCTCGCGCCACGTCGTCACCTGCTGCTGACTGACGTAGGTATTGGCAAAGCGCTGAATGAAGGCACCGATCACCCCTTCCACCTGTTGGGAGAGAGAGGTTTCCTGCGCATCGGTGTTGGAGGCGGATAGCAGCGCGTTGATGTTCGTTTTGGTGCTCGGATCTTGCATGAAGTACCCCAGCGTCTGCTGGATGTAGCTTTCAAGCGAGATCGGAATCGACTCTGCCACGATCCGCACCTTGATCCACTCATCGGTCGGCTCTGCCGGAATGGGAACGGTTGCGTTGTAGCCAGCCCAGTTAATCAGGCCGACAGAGTTGCGCTGCCTCACCGTTTGCGATGTGAAGTATTGCGAGAGAAATACATCGTTCTGTGCCATTTGTGAAATCCTTCTTCCCTAAGCTGCAAATTTGATCCGGTTGCCGTCCGCTGGGTCATACCAAAGTTGCTTGGAACCTGATCCTGGATTCACTGAAGGCAGATTCGCCGCTAGACCACTAGCGATTGAAAGTAAACCTGTATCTCTCGCCACACTGATTGCATTGCCCTGATAGACACCAGCATCGTTGTAGCGTGCCAGCGAGAGTGCCTCACCAGCGTCCATGAACCACGTCCAGCGATCCACACCCGACGTTTTCCACGCCAACGAACGAACGGGACCCGCCGCAGTGTCCAGCTTCAGAGCCGTAACTGCTACCTCCCCAGTCGCACGATTGATGCCGAGTGCATCCACATAAGCGGATCCACCGTCTGGATATCGCGCAACCCGAAAGTTGCGATCCGTGCCATGCCCGAACTGCCACAGCGGCACCCAATCCCAGGAGTACGTATTGAACAAGACTCCCGGACCGCTAGGCTGCTCCAGAAAGGCGAGTGGTGGCGCGTGGAAGATTGTGATCGTGCTTCCCACTGTCATCATTTCCGCTAGACTCGCCATCGCGCCCGCTGCGCCTGGCGCCGCTTTCCACAACCGCAGATAGCCGTCCGTGCCGCCATTGAGTAACATTCCCGGCCCCGGTTGCGTATAGCGAAACGCCGAGCCGTCCCAGTAAAGATTGAAGGAGTGGCCGATACTCGCGTGCGTGGGCGATTGGATGTTTCCGAGCGTTGCCACATCGGCAGGAATCGAAACCTTACCCGTTAACCTAGCGATACTGATGGCGTTGTCTTGATAAGCACCCGCATCGTTGTAACGCGCCAAGTTGAGGACATCACCCTCTCCCATGTACAGCGTCCAGCGATCCAAGCCCGCAGTCTTCCACGCCAACGGACGAATAGGACCAGCCGCCGTGTCCAGCGTAAGCGCCGAAACCTTGTCTAGCTTGAACCCCGCCCCATCAATATCCTGCGTCCACGGAGTCTGAAACGAGCCGCTGGGCGCGACATACGCCGACAGGTTCGCCTCCGCGTCCTTCTGCCAATGGACGTTCACGTTACCAGCCGGAGCCGCAGGCGTACTACTGCTGAAGTTGAGGAAGTCCGTCATATCCGTTCACCTTCACTGGCGGGGGCGCGTCAGGGATCTCCGCAACCATGCGCCCGTTGCCGTCGAGCTGATACCCAGCCGGGGCCTTCGGTAACTTGTGCTCTGCAATCTGCAATTCCAGCAGCGCCACAACATGGGCATCTAACGACTCCAACTCGCGGTCGAGCCGATAGACCGTAGCGAGCGCGGCATCGCGCTTCGCCTGTAGCTGCTTCACTGCGCCCTGCAAACCCTTGATGTGGGTCAAGTACGGCTCAGGAATCTCGTGCTCAATTCTCATATTGGGACTCCATCTACTGTGATCGTCATGCCACCACCACCCGTCGATCCACCATCCACAGCGTTACCGCAATCGTCCGTGACCAACACATTGCCCGGCGTGAACTCACCCGCAGCCATCAGTACCACCGGCGAATTACCTTGACGGAATTGCGCCTGGATCTGCTCCGGTGAGATTGTGCCGCGCACGCGCTTCGGGCAGGGATCTACCGGCGGTTCGGTAATCTCGAAAGGCGCCGTTACTACTTCCGCGCCGGTGGTGACGGTGATGGTTCGCGATCCGATCGCAGCCCCGGCCCCGATCGTCACTGATACCGTTAACGCGGTGGCAGAAGTAACCGCCGGTGCGCCGAGCGTCACATCGGCCCCGCTGATCGCCACAGTCGTCACCCCCGCCGAGAAGCTGGTAGCGGTGCCGGTGACTGCAAGCGATACCGCCGCGCCCTGCTGGCCAGAGGTGGGAGCGATCGTGATGGATGCCGGAACCGGAGCGGTAAAGGTCTGAACCGCGCCGATCGTCCACGTCGCCGCAGTGTAGCTTTGGAGTGTCGACCAAACGGTGCCGCCGTCCGTCGACTTCTCCAGAGCAAACGTGTGCGGTGTTTGATTGAAGGAGCCATCGTTCCGCGCCCGCAGCGCGAAGGAGCCTACCGTCGCCGCGCCTACGAAGCGGTACGCGATCCACTCGCCGCTGGCTGCGCCATCGGCCGCCCACACCGTTGCGTTATCGCCATCAAAGGCGGAACCCGGCCCCACCTTCTCAAATCCCATGTAAACGCTGGAAGCTCGCGCTGCGCCGTTTACCAGCGAAAGCGGCGAGCCGCCCGGATCATTGAATACCAGCCCCGCGATCGCGTGGACTCCGCCGCCGTCATTGCTGGTGATCCGGAGCCGATAGGAATCGCCCAAGCCGAATGCGCCCACGGTGAATGTGATAGTTTGGCCCGCACTCGCCCAAACCGCGCTGTAATTGGCAATTGTTGTCCACGTGGAGCCGTCATTGCTGCCCATGAGCGTAAACGATCCCGGCCCCGCCATGTACATGAAATCGTTGCGGGTAGTGATCGAGAAGGTAGCCGGATCAACCGCCGAAGCGAATTGATATTGCAACCATTGCGTACCGGCGAAGGCACTGCCGCCCCAATAGGTAGCGGGATTCGAATCGAACGCATCCGCAGGAGTTCCCGCCGCGCTGCTCGAAGCCGATGGCGTGCCACCCGTTGTGGGAATCAGGACGGAACCAGCGGAATACAGCTTCCAATCGGCAACGGCGAACTGATTCCCGCCGCCCCGGTTATATAACGTCAAGCGCCAATATGTGAAACTCGGCATTACCGCGCCACCGCCGCCGCCGCCAGATGCGCCGCAACTTGCGAGTCCGAGAGCGCCTCGTCATACAGAGCAATCTCGTCCAACTTGCCGGGTAAGAAACTGCCGCCGCCAAACGTGATGCTGGCGAATCGAATTGTCGCCGTCGCATTCTGCGGGCCGGTGCCCAGAGTATCTGAGCCGCGCAACGCGCCATCGACGTACAGCTTCGATAGGCCCGTCGCCCGGACATGGGTGTACACCACGTAGTGCCACGCGCCGTCCGATAAATCCACAGCGGGATCGGAGGTCACACCGGCAAACGTTGACCCCGGCGGCGAGCCAGATTGTCCGATCACCAACGACTTTCCGTCCACCCGCGCGAGCGCCAGTCCCCAATCGTCAGCCCCGCCGTTTGTCGAGTTCACTAAGCCGAAACCGCTCTCCGCTGGCGCGCCAGGATTGCTCACCCCTATCGGAATCGATGAGGTCTGAAACCAGAACTCAACGGAGTAGTCACCAGCCCCGATGATTTGCGCAATCGAGACGTATCCATTCGACCCGCCGAACGTATAGCAGTTATCTAAGCCTGGAACAGACGCAACACCTTGCGTGACATTGGCCGGATTGACGATCGTGCCATGATTCGTCCCATGCGAATCGTAGGCAATCGTGCCTGATGTCTCTTCCAGCCGGTAATAGCCGACAAGCGATGGTTCCGCCAGGATGACCTCGGGATAGCTCGGTCCCGGCGCAAGCGCACCCTTCAGGTAGAGTGCCGAGTGAACATCCCCCGGCTGCGGAGCTACCGCATAGGTGATGACGTTTCCTTCGATGGTGTACTGCGCTCCGGTAATCGGCCCCTCGTCGAGCGCGTTAGCAGATGGATACTGCGTCGTCTGATTGAGAATCAGTTCCAACATCCACGGCGGGTTCGCCTCGTAAGTTAAAAGAAACTCGCGATTGGTGCCATCGATGTCGCCAATCGGAATTTCCCGGAACCAACTACCAGCGCCTCCTCCTCCTCCTCCACCGCCCGTCCCACCCGTCTTGGTGTAGATCCAATCCTTGACAATGGGTCCACCCGAACGAGGCTCCGGGATCTGACGTTCCGCTCGCCGCCGCAGGACCGGAATCGGAAAATTGATGCGCTCCGTCATGCCGACCTCACCCGCAACAATTCCCCAACGTGATCCAGAGTGATCTCCGTCGAGCCGTCATAGAAGTGCTCACCGGCCGCCGCCTGAACCGTCACTAGTCCTTCGGTGCCTTCCATGAAAATGTTGATTTCCCGGCCGGCGTAGGCACTCAGTGGCAGAAGAAGCAGAACCATCGTGCCGCCCTCGGGGTCACAACGCAGCGTCGTATCGGTCACGTACACATCGAAGGGACCAGCGCCGCTCAGATACCGCACAATCAACGGCGCGCCATAGACAAACACTTCCCGGAACACCGCCATGCTCTCGGTGGTTTCCCGCTCCTGGTCGTCCACGAGGAAGGCGCCGACGAGAGCTACCAGGTTGCGCAGGTTGTCCACGTCGCAACGCAGGTAGGGAATCTGGATGCCGGCTACCGTTGTCTCGAGGTCACTTGTCTCGGCCGTATGCACCCAGTCGGGAGCTTCGATGATGCCGATCGACGTGCTATCGGGCACGACGTCCCACGGAGTATTCACCGTCACGGTGTTGCGGGTGTTGGACACAATCGTCCGGTACTGCCCGGCGCCCTTCCCACGGAGAATGCGGTAGATGCGCCCTTCCTCCTCATCCGGCGTCAGGCCGTCTGCCCCAAACTGGGATTCCGCAACCGAGTTCTGCCATAGCGTGTCGGTTACGGTCGTTGCGGTGGCGCTCGTGGCAATCGTCCGCATAATCAGCACGTCGCCTACGTCCACCGGATCAGCAGCGAAATCCGGCGTCACCGTGAATGCGCCGTTCGTGTTGTCGAATGCCGTGACCTGGAAATTCCACAGCGGAGCAGATCCATCGGAATAGTCCGCCAGGGCGCTCAGGATGCGCCCAATCCAGTTCTCGGTCGATCCTACGAAGTCATTGGCGACAATCTTGTTCGTGCCGATCACGCCCGTCACCAGGACGCCGGCGACACCGGAGTGCAGCACATGCTTCGCCTTGACCCGGACCCGCCGCGCCGATGCCCAGGGCATGGAGCGGGTCATCTGCGTCACCGTAGACAATCGCAAGGTCGAAGGCAGGGCTGTGTCCGTTCGGGACTGTTCGGCCATCTGGCGCACGTCCAGGCCGGCGTAGAGCGCCCAGCCGGGATAGGACTCCCCCAGCGCTCCGCGCGCATCCACATCGATCGCGGCGCCGGTCGTCCCTGCGGGGATGAAGAACGCCACGATATTCGAGGGCATTGTCGACGCTGTGCCGTTGCGCTGCGTCACGGCGAGGTAGTACGTCTGCGGCCCGGAGAGTGTACCGGCACCCGCTACCAGCCGCACGTTGGACAGCCGGGGAAGGCCCGTCAATCCGGCCACATTCACCGGGACTTCGCCAGAGACGTACAGCGCCGAGGCCCAGATGCCCTCACGGGTAATCGGGTAGTCCTGCCACAGACTGAACGTCCGCTCCTTGGGATCGGGATACAGCGGATCGCCAGTAAACGGCGCGATCAGGTTCGGCATCCACACCAGACCGTAAGGGGAAGGGAATCGTTCGTTCGGCATCGGCAGGGCCGGAACGTCTATCGGCTTTGGGCCCACCGTGAGGTCATACATCTGGTCGGTGGTCGAAAGCACTTCGATATCGATGGAGTAATCGGAGTTCAGCTTCCACCGCAGCACCCGGCCCTCGATCCGGCCGTCTGGCGCATCCTCGTGGTCGAGCGAGATGATGTCGCCCACCATCGTCCGCAGGCCGAGAACCGTAGTCCGGAATCCCCACCGCCGCGCCTTGCCCTGCTGCGCCAGTCCGACACCGCCCACTTCCTCCCGCAGCCGCGTGCCGACAATTCGTGCCGCCTGGCTCTTGTTTGAGACGCCCACGAAGTTCATGGACTGCTGCGTGAACTGCGGGGAGAGATCGCCGCCGGCCGTCGATGCGTGGTCAATGTCGTAGACCGATGAATTATTCAACTGCCAGTCGAACTCCTCGTCGCCAAACTCACCAGTCAGCCAGTTGAACCGGACGTCGATTGGCTGAAGCTGGAAAGAGTTGTGGACGATCTGCGCCCCGTTGTAGGCATTGCCTGCCAGTACCGAGGAGTTGTACCGCCCGCCGATGTACAGCTTGCCATTGACGAACGTGAAGTAGCCCAGGCCGCAATTGGCGATCTCCTGGAGCCAATCCTTGAGCGGCTTCTGTTCCTTCAATGCTCCGCGGAATGGGAACTGGCGCTCCATCCCTGCGCCAACCAGCTTCGGCACCCAGTCATCGGCAATGGCCGCCATCGCGATCGCGGACGCCACGTCGAAAAACCTTGTCATGTCCGCAGACGTGACGAGGGCCGAGTGGGCCGGATCGGCCTTCAGCCCGATCGCCCGCAGGTAGACGTTGATCAGCACCCAGACCCAGTTCGCGAGCGGTGCGGTCCAGACGCGCGTCGTGGGATCGGTCCAGGTCCAGCCGCCCAGGCCCTGCGTCACGGTGACGTTCATCTGGCGTTCGCGGATTTGCGCGAGCTGCAGGCCCTTCTCATCGGACCTGCGGATCTCTGCGAACGCGAGGCCTCCGGCATAGGTCGAGCCGGCCGGAATCGATCCCCACGGTTCCTGGGAGAGGCCGAAGTAGTCCTGCGGCAACGCCGGATCGAACCCCTGGGTATACCGCCAGCCACCGCCCTTCTGCGGATCGTGCGGCGGTGATCCATCGAGGGTGTGGTTGGTCAAATCCCAGTCGTAGCCGCCGATCGGACCTTCACCCACGATGCCGACTGCCGAATAGAACTGGTCCTCATCCCGGCCCGTCGTTACGTCGCAGACCACCTTCATTGCCGTGTCGGTGTAGATTTCCTGGACGATGCGCTGGTACACGGTGTCATCGGCAATCGAGACGGACGTGAACTGCGAGCGGCCCCAGCCTTTCACGCCGGTGGAGCTGTCTTTGACCCGTACCCGCTGCGGATTGATCTGCAAGCCGCCAAACGATTTCTCTACGCCCCGCTCAACGCAGTTGCCGTAGCTCTTGTCGCAGGTCGGAAGCGGGGAAGTCGAGGGGCAATAGCGGCCCTTGTAAACCTTCCAGCATGTGCGGCTGACCTTCCGAACCGGGTACGCCAGGGATAGCTGGTACACGCCGTCACTCGCAGTGATGGTGAAGCGGCCGTCCGAGCCGCGCTCCCAACTGGTGACGTACCCGGTCCAGAGATTGATCCGCGTCTGGGAATTGGTGTGAAGCAGCCGGAACCGTACCGTGGCGCGGTGCAGGTCCACGGCATTCACAAACTGGGTGAACACACGATCCGCATTGCCGAAGGTGAAGGTGGACGAATCGGCAGACTCGCCGGTGGTCTGAGAGATCCCAGACCATTCCGCCAGCCGCGCCTGGTACAGCACCCCGTTCACGGTGAGCCGCTGGTTCGATACGCGAAACAGGCTGGCCGGATCGCGCCGCGGTTCGATTTCGAGCAGCGGAATGATGCGCTGTACTTCGCCGGCGAGGCCTTGCTGAAGGCCGTCTGGGGGAATCCGGTCAACCTCGCTGGTGTAGGTGTAGGCCGGCGTGGTTTGTGGGTCCTCCAGCAGCGCCAATCCTGGATCTTGAGTGATCTGACCGGCCAGATAGTCGAACGGCAAAGTGGGATTCTCGTACCGCGCCAGCACGTTCAGCACGCCTGTCGGCGCAGGGTAGGTGAACGGGAAGATGGCGTAGGTTCCCCTGGCACTCTCGAAGTGTTCCCGCAGCCGGTCCGTCTCGTCGCACTTCAGCAGGTACTTGCGGACCCGGTAGCGCCGGATGCCGGGACCGATGAAAAAGCGCTGCTCGACCCGTAGCCCTGGCTGGCCGAGTAGGTGTGCTACCGTGCGCGGTTCCTCTTCGATGCCCGAACCGTAATCGATCGTCAGTGGAAACGGATCAATCTGGGGCGGGGAGGGGACGGCGATGGGTCCGATGTTATCGGGCACCTTCGACCTCCCGTAGCTGCAGCCGCAAGATCGTGCGGTTGAGCGCCTGTTCGTCGTTCCAGGCAGAATCGAACACCATCACGTACCGGCCCACCGGATTGACACCCGAAGGGTCGTAGCTGCCGGGCGGCACCGTCTCGCGCAGGTTGTAGAAGTAGAACGGCTCTACCCGATGCGCGTACCAGAACGTGTAGAGCTGACCGAGTTGCGTTTCGTCCAGCTTCCGCTCGAGCGAAGCGTAGGCACGCGGCAGAGTGGCGAACGTCCGCCGCGTTGATCGGCCATCGGCGTAGAGATCTACCTGGACTTCGTACCGGTGCTCCATGTGAAATGCCTGCATCAACCCCGAAGGCATGACCGCAGTAACCGGATCGAGCACAGGGTTATAGGGCATTAGCGCACCGCCGTCAGAGGCTCCATCAGGCCGGTCGCCTGCGCCTGACGGCCGTTCCCGCTCTGGATCGCCTGCGAGTTGGCGTAGCTCACGGCGCCGGGACCAGCGGAACTGCCGAGCGCGTTAACCACGTTGCCGGTGAACTGCGCCTGGATTTCCGATGCGCCCACCGGGACGATCAGGACACCCTGGTTGAATTGCCCAGTCGTCGTGCCGACGTAGGGATTGGGCACCGGCTGACCACCGCTGTAGACCGGCTGCAGCGTCATCGATCCGCCCTGCTGCGCGAAAGTCGCCGCGTGCATCTGTCGCGGCAACCCCGCCTGACTCTGACCGGTTGTCATGGAGTACAGCCGCACGAGTTCCTGAACCTGTGGTGATGCGACGGCCAGCCGGATATCGCCGCCATAGGTGTTCTTCGCGATTCCCGCGATCTGCTGAAGGATTCCTTTGGAAGAGATATCCACGCCATAAACGCGCTTGACCTCTTCCCGCACTTTCTGCTCCGCGGTCTTCCGCAAGGACGCAATGAGCCCGATGGTCACGCCAGCAGCCGCGCCGATCGCCATGCCCCACGGTCCGCCGATTGCGCCGATTTTAGCCCCGAGTAATCCGCCAGCGAGAATGCCGCCGCCGACGGTCATGCCGTACCGTGCCACAGGATTCGACTGGTTCGCGCCAGCGGCCATCAACCCGACGCCGGCGCCGATACCCGCCCCAGTCCAGCCACCGAACTTTGAGAGCGCCGGAATGCCGAGCTTGCCGAGCATCGCCCCGCTCAGGGCAAAGCCGCCGATTCCCTGAGCCGCCCCCAAGGGACCGCCCTGCTGAATGCCCTGTGCTCCGATCGCGGCCCCTCCGAGTGCGGCCATCTGCGCATAGGGATTCACCCTGGTCCCCATCGTCACAATCGTCGGAAGCGTGGAAGTGAGAACACCGGGACCAGGCCCGCCAAACATGCTGTTTGGACCAGCGGGAAAGAAGTCGGACGTTCGCGCACTGCCGCCACCGCTGGTACTGCCGCCGCGGAAGAATCCGCCGACACTGCTGACCAGACCGCCCAGGGTACGCATGATGCCCGCACTCCTCGTCGTGCCCTGGGTGGAAGGAATGAAGGGTGGGGTAGCACCCGGAGCCTGTCCAGGGGTCTGCGCCGACACGACGATACGGGTAAACAGCCGCGCAATCTGACTGCTGACGACTTCCTTCATCGCCGTCAGCACGGCCGTCTTGAACATATTGGCGAAGGCGTCAAAAAAGCTGGTCGATTTGTCGAGCAGCGCATCGAACACCCGGCCTGCTGAATCCTTGATCTGTTCGTAGGTCTTGCGGTAGTTGTCGCGAATGGCGTCCTGAATCTGCGCCATCGCATCAAGTTCCCGCTTGGCGATTGTGGCGTCGGTCGAGGCCTTCATCCGGGCGTTCGCCAACTCCCGCGCCTGCTTGATGGCCCAGAGACGGTCCGCTAGTTCCCTGGCATCATTCATCTCTGCAACGGCCATCAACTCCTGCTGATTGAACTCGTCGTTCATCAGGATCAGCTTGTATTCGTGGACCCGCTGCGCTTCCTGGATCTCGATATCCGCCAGTACCTTCGCGGCGATGATGCGCTGGTTCATCGTTTCTTTTGGCAGTCCTGCTGCGCGGGCGCGGGCCTGGTCTGCCTCGTAGCCGACAATATCGATGCGGGCTTCGATGGAATCGCGGAGTTGCTGCCGCTCCATCTCATAGGTCGCCTTCCGCCACTCCTGGGCCTTGTCGAATGCCTCTTTCGATTTCTTCTGGCGCTCCGCTTCCGCGTCTTCCAGATACTTCGACATTTGGTCGATCTGCGCCTGGGCCAGCTTCGTCTGCTCCTTCCGGAGATCCGCTTCCATCGCCTGTTGCAGATCTCCGTAGGCTTTCAACATCAGGAATCCCTGCTCCGCGGTGAGCTTCGTGGTCGATGTGATTAACTTCTGGAACTCCCGGAAATGCTTGGCGTAGCGTTCCTCGATCCCGCCGAGGGCGCCTCCCTCTTTGGCTAGTGCCGCGTCGCGAGCACGCGCGGCCTGTTCGGCAAAGGCTGCAAAAGGATCGGCCTTGCTACCCTTCCTGCCGTCTGCCCTGGCCTTGTTCATGGCCTCTTCCTGTTCGGCCAGTCTGCGTAGCTCCTGAATGCCCTTTGAGACGGGCTGTCTCAGCCGGTCGTCCCATCCCTCCGGTGGAGCGGGTACGCCTTTCAGGTCCAGACCGAGTTGCTTCTTGGCGGCCTCCGCTTCAGCGGTACCCATCTTGACGCCTGTAGGGGTGCCCTTGGATTTGTCGTACTCCTTGACTGCGATGGACTCAAATGTCGTGCCCTTGCCTTTCGCGCTGGTGATATACGGCACGATGGCTTTCAAGATCACGTACATATCCTTCAGGTCGTCTATCAGTGTCTTGACCACTACGCCGATGCCGACGATCCAGGCGGCAATCTTCAGGCTGGCTAAACCGCCGACGACCGTGGCAATCAGCGTGACCGCGCCGGCGAGCAGCAGAAATCCACCGGCGGCGATTACGGCCTGAGCGCCCATTTCCTTGAGCCACGGCGGCATCTTTTCGATCGCGTCCCGCACTTCCTTGAGGTTCCCGGTAATTGTTTTAAAGGGAATCTCCTTGGCAAGCAGGTTGCCGAGATCCGAAGTAAGTAGCTTGATTTGGTTCCGTACCTTCTGCATTTCCACGGCGATGCCAGCCTGTGCCCGCTGTAGCTGCTCGGCGCCCTCAACCAGCGTGAGCATGACCTTGAAGAAGCCAATCCCCTTCTTGGTCAGTTCTTCCAGATCCGACGTGCCGTATTTCGCAGAGATGATGGCGCGGGCTTGGGGAATCTGCTGGAAGATGTACCGGAAATCTTCCATTGCCACTTTGCCCTTGCCGGAAGCCTGCGCCAACTGATTCAGGACCAGGGTGAGCTCCTGGCCGCCCTTGCCTGTGAGCGCCAGCGCGTTCTGCAATTCCTCTACGGTCTTCACCACGGCCTCGGTCTTGTACTGGAATCCCGGCATCAGGGCCGTTACGCCGGCGAAGATGGCTTCGATATCGCCTCCCGGCATCTCAGCCAGTTTCATCAACCGGTCAAAGAGTGCCTGGACGTTCGTACCTGCGGGCGCAAGCGACTCGAGCGACTTTTTCAGCTTATCGATCGACGCTGCGGTTTCGAGAATCTTTTCGGTGGCCATCAGCGCCCCACCGCCGAGGAGTGCGCCCTGGAAGGTGAAGTCCAAACCGCGGATCGCCCGGAAGGAGTTGGCGAGATTTCCTTGCGCTTGCTGCGTGCGGATCATCGCCGCCCGCTGTGTGTTCCATACGTTCGTCAGGTGGTTGACCTGGGTGCTGACCTGGCTGACCGACCGGGCCATCTGGTTATTCGACTGGACCACCTTGCCGGTGACGCCGACAAAACTTTGTGCCTCTTTGCGGAGATTGCTGAGGGCCGCACCCGTGTTGGTCGCTCGCGTTTCAAGGCTGCGCAACGCCGAACTGCCGCCTTTACTGGCGGTGCCAAGACTCGCGGCGGCAGCGTCGGCTTTCACGAACGCCGATACCATCTGCGTAGTGGCGGTCTGAACCTGCTTCGTCGCCTGCTGACTGGTCGCGGCGACTGATTTCATCGCCTGTTGGGTGCTAGACCCGACCTGCTTCATCGTCTGGACGACACCGGCGCCCGCCGTCTGTAACTGCCCCATCGTGGTCGCCGCCATCCGCGTTTCGGAGTTCACGATGCGCAGATTCTGGTGCATCGTCGTAATGGCTTTGTCGGTCTGACCCAGCTTCGTGAACGCCGTCGTGGCGGCCTTCGTGCTGCTGGTCAAATCCTTCATCGCCGCAGCGCCCTTTTCGGTCCCCGCAGCCATCGCGGTCGTGTTCTTAACGACAGCCTTCCCCTCCGTGCCAAACGTCTTCAGAACACTGGTCATCGCCTCGACGCCCTTCTGGGCCTGCTTGGTGTCGAGGTCGACGGTGATGGAGATTTTGTTCTTATCCGCCATGCTGCCTACTCTTCTTTTCCATCTGCTCCTCCCGGTACCGCTCGCGTTCTTCGGTCAGAATGCGCAGCACCAGGAACTCGAAATAGTTCGGTTGGACCCACAACGGTGTCCGCGTCTGGATGGAGTAGTCGAAATCCAGAACGGTCTGGAGCCAGGCGTACTTGGGATCGCGGCACCAGCGGTCCAGCCGCTCGCGGAAACAACCCGCGCAAGGACTTGGATCCGCCGGCGGCCGCGGCGCATCGGGGCAACCGCTCACGCCTGGGCATACTTCTTCGCGGCGTAAGAGGCGGTGGAGCAGGAACCGGACTGAAGGCACTTCCGGCCATTGCTCCCACCCCGTTACTCGTTTCCCGAGTCGGCCTCGTTTCCGATGAGCTGAAGCACGGCACGAATCGCTGCGTCCTTGTGCAGTGCGGGCACACCGGATGACGGGGCATAGCCTGTCGGTGAGATCAGGCATGTGTCGTACAGCTTCACGCCCGGCTCCAGCGCGTTGCGGATTCGCTGGCGGCCGAAGGGCAGCATCGAGACGTTCGCGCTGCGGTTGAATACCCACACGTCACTGGTATCGGGGATGCGGATGACGTGCTCTACCTCGTAGTTCCCGGCAACCTTCATCGTCACGATGGCCTGGTCGCCGTCTATGACCGCATTGGTCACGTCGGTGCGGGCCAGCTGGTCGATGATGAAGCCGATGGTCGATGCGTCGAAGCCGTCGTTCTGCTCCGGCGTGGTGAGCTTGGCGTACAGCGCCTTGTCGGCATCTTTGGATTCCACGTCTACCGTGGACTCGCCCTGGCCGAGATTGTGCATGTACGTCTTACGGGCGCGATACCAATCGCCCCACTCTTCATCGTTTGGGAATCGAAAGTTGAGAACGCGGCGTTTGCCGTCTTTGCGGATGGTGAGTTCTACAGGTGCGTTGCGATCAAACATTGGGCCTTATCTCCCATGACTCAAAACGGTTGCGGTTTACGCGGCCTTCTTGCGCGATTGCTCGTCGCTCAGTGGCAGCGCGGGGTCGATGTTGTCCAGCGAAGTAATCGCAGTGAACGTGACGTAGGGTTGGGCGTCCAGCTTAATCGGCACGAGCGTGGTTTCGACGGTCACGATGCCTTCGGCCTCGCCGTTGACGACTGAGGTGTACATCACCTCTGGGAAATTCATGGTGATTTTGTGCGGAGCCGCACCAACGACTTCGATAATGGCCGGCCCGCCGTCCATCGTCAGCAGCGCGTTGTATTCGGCCGACCCAGGGCACGCCCTGGCGCGTAGGACGATCTCGCAGGTCCGGTCGCCCCACTCCATCCGGCCTCGGGTGGCGAATCCATTGTGCGAACCGGAACCGGGATAGTAGCCGGTGTCCAGCCGCACGTTGTTGTTCCAGCGAACCTCAACCGAAATCATGGTCTGGTTCAGAACGTAATCGATGCCGTTGATGATGATGCTGGATCCAGCGGCATTCAGGTTGTTCTCGGTAACGAGTGGCGGCACGACGATTGCCGACGGCGAGATCACTTTTCCCGTGCCGACGCAGTTCACCGAGACTCGCGCATTGGCACGGCCAGGGCCGCTCTCGAGCGTCAGGGTGAAATCGTTGATGACGTTGCCCACAAGCATCCGGTCTGCGACCGAACTTGCGCCGGTCCGGATCTGCTCGACAATACTGAACGCCGGAAGCTGCAAGCAGGCTACGGCCGCGTCCGCTGGTACGCAGGCGTAGGTGATCGCAGGGGCCGTGCCGGTCTTGGTGCAGGAACCCAGGCCGAAGGCGAACATCCATGCGGCGAACTCGCTGCACAGAAACTTCTCGATCGGGCAGGATACGTCCATCGATACGGGGAAAACCTGCGTGGGGAACTCATCGCCTTTGCCGATATCGAGAGCATTCGATTCGGTGGCAGGCGTAACCGTTGAAAGTGCGGGATTCGTTTTGGTAAACGATTCCAGTTCGTCCACACTGTTGGGGGTAGCTAAGTCAGCTTGCGCGACGACTCCCAGCGCAAGCTGGGTTTCGCGGATATTTGCGGGACAGCACGGGCTAGCCATTGGTGTCTGAAGCCTCCTGGAAAAGCATTTGGATGATGGGATAGTCGATGCCTTCCGAATCGGTGTTGCGCGAAATCGTCACCAGTTCGGCAGGCATAATACCGGGGAGCACACAGGTATAGCGCCAGCGGAGCTCGTCCCCTACCGCCGTGCCATCCACAATCAATTTGATGAGTGCCAGAGACGATTCACCCTTCACCGCCTTAACGTGGAAGTTAAAGCGATGGATGAACCCAGTCATCTCGCCTTCACTCAGGCCCGAGTCCATCCAGGCCACCAGCACCGTGCCGGGCGGCATTTGATAGACCGCCTTCGCCAGCGAGTTCTTGGCCGGCGTCTCATCGATATAGCCGTAGATCGCTTCCGGCACGCCGCCGAGCTCCGCGACGAGCGCCGGAATGTCGCGCAGCGTTCCGGTAATGGCGTCCGTCAATGCGATCAGGTCGATCATGCGTTTTTCCAGATCGTCTTGGCATTGCGGCCATACATCAACCGGACCTGCTTGACGACTTCTTTTTCCTCGGCATCGGTAAAGCCGAACATCGGGTCGATGTGCTGGGCGAGGATCGCGCGCTTCTGCGCTTCGGTGCTGGAGGGGTACGCTTCGATGACGCCGCCGTAGGCACGCTGCACCCGGTAGTCGGTCAGCGTCATGCCGCTCAGGAACATATCCCGGATGGGCCTGCGGGTGTGGCGCATCTCGGCCTTGAGTGCAGCGTACTTTTTCGACAGTGGCTTCGCCCGCTGATTGTCCGCATTGACGCCCTGGAGAATACGCATCTTCATCCGGTCGACCGCCGCATCTCCGATGGCGCGGTACTCGGCGGCACTCAGTTTGAGCTGTGCCAACTTGCCGATTTTTACGCCGAATTTGAACTTGAGCATCGGTCATACCCGCTGGCCATGCACCACCAGCCGTGAGAGATTCACCAGCAACGCATCGACGGTCACGACGTCGTAGCTTTTCCCCTCGAGCTCCATCCAGTCGCCCGCCATCGGGAGCCGCGTCAGGGTCGCGTTATCGACCATGACGTGGGTGTATTGCCCAGGGGTGCGCGATTCCCCTTCCATGCCCTCGTAGACCAGCGCCTCGATCTCCACCGAACCGCCCTCGATGTAGTGGTAGTTCACGGTGTGGGCAAAGACTGCGATCAGTTCTTTCCACAGTTCGGGCATGAAGCCGGTGTAAAACTCCTGCTTCGCGCCAGGACCGGCCTGCACTCCGGGTGTACCTTCCGGAGCGCGGAGGCCCGGCCTGCCTGATGAGATAAGGTGTGTCATCAGACTCCGTTTGCGCCGTTAAGCGATGCCCGTTGTGATAACTGCCGAAGCATTCAAACGGGTCGCCACTGGCAGCGGCGCGGATTGCAGCATCAGGTATCGCAAGCTGGGGTCTTCGTTCATCCAGCTTTTGACGAAGTAGCGAACCTGGCGCAGCGTGGCTTCGCTGTCCACATTCGTCACTCCCGATGGAACCTCGCCCCCGATGGCGCGATAGTCCTTGATGGCCCCATAGCAGCGAACGCCGTCCAACTTGGGAGAAATCATCACAACTGCCTTCTCGTCCCAAATCGGCAGCTTCGTGCCGGTCATCGGATCGATCCACCAGCCCGCGTAGACAAAGATGTTCCAGCGGTCCACCGTTCCCATGAACGTGCCGCCTTCACCCGTCAACGAGGTGTTGGTGATTGACGGCATCGACGCGAGGTTGCGGTTCAGGTTTAACCAATCCTGGACCTGCGTGTTTTGCCGGAACGCTGCCCATGCCTTGACGCCCATAACTACGTCGGTCGGCGTGGTGCCTACCGTCGCAAGCATGGTGTCGCTGGCGGTCGTGAGATCGTTGATCGGCTTGGCAGCCGGCTGGTCCCACGCCGGATTGGCCA